GGGATGCCGACCGCACTGACCTGATGACGCGAGACGGGTCCAACCTGATTTCGTCCTGGCGTGATGTCGTGGCCGGCGCCGACCTGACGCAGCCGACAAGCACGCTTCAGCCGGCATGGTCCGCGACAAGCTTCAACGGCGCGGCTGGCGTCACGCCTGATGGCGTTGATGACTTCCTGCAACTTGCGCCGCATCCGTTCTGGACCGGCGCTACTGCTGGCGAAATCTGGGCTGTTGCCGCCCAAGACGCGCTAGTGGGCGACACGGGCCAGAAAATACTTGTCGCGGTCGGCGCTGGTTCGACGAGCGGTCGCATGATTTCGCGCGTTGTTTCGGGCGCCGCAAACCGCATGCGTGTCCAGTCCGGCGATGGCGTAGCCGCTGTGACGCTGACCGGCTCGACCATCGATTTTTCGACGCGTCACGTTTTGCACCACATCGTCACCGCGACCGACCAGACCGGCAAGATCGACGGCGTTGACGGCCCCGGAACCGGCGCCGTCGTGTCCAACACCAACAATACGCGCATGCGCCTTTTCGCCTTCACCAACACGGGCGCAACGCTGTTCTGGCAAGGCAAAATCCGCAAGCTGCTGTTCACCAATTCGTTGACCACGGACAAGGCGAACGCGCTTCGCACTTGGCTTCTCACCGAGAGGAAACTCTGATGGCGTCCTGTGCAATCGGCATCGTTCCCGTCGCGCACATCGTCGCGATGAACAAGCTCTTGGCCATGGTTGCGGTTCCTCAGGAGCCGCCGACCTCTGGCAGCCTGTCGCGGCTGTGCAATGCGACGGGCACCCCGAATTTCTCCGACCCGAACGGCTATGACGGCGCGACGCATTTCCTTGGCGCATGGTCGAGCCTGACGGACGAGCGCGGGGCCTTCTATCTGGGCTTGCGCGACAACCTTCCGGCCCCGGCTGGCGGCTGGCCTTGGGTCTACAACGGGCAGACCGTGCTGACCGAGGCCGAGGCGCAGGCGGCGGCTGATGCCTGGACCGTCAGCGTCACATCGCAGGCCGTGTGGGACATCAGCATGATCCACGCCAACCTCGCAGCCGTGCTCCAATCTCAGGGCCTCGCGTTCATCGAATACCCGGAGGAATAAAATGTCCAGTTCCGCAGCAGACCCCGCTTATAGGGCGGTGGCCGTAACTCCGTCTGACTTGACCGTTGTCGAAGCCCGCGCGCTGTATGTCGGCGGCGCAGGCAATGTCGCGGTCAAGTGCCAGATCAACGATACGGCTGTGACATTCGTCGGCGTGGCCGCTGGGACCATCCTCCCGGTTGCGGCCTACAACGTGATGAGCACGAACACCACGGCCACCAACATTGTGGCGCTCTACTGATGACCGACGCCGCCGACATCGACCGCAAGCCCAAGGACGCGACCGAATACGTCTCGCGCTGGGTTGAGGCGGTGCGGGCGGCCAAGTCGCTTGAAAAGAACTGGCGCGAGGAAGAGGCTTGCAAGGCGGTTGAAGCCTTCCGTGGCGAGAAGGCCAGCGCCTCGCGCGATTTCAACCTGTATCACAGCAACATTGAGATTCTGGCGCCGGCCATCTTCAACAGCGTGCCCGTTCCTGATGTGCGCCGCCGCTTTGCCGACAGCGACCCGGCTGGGAAATTCGCCGCCGACATCATCGAGCGCGCTCTGTCGATGTCGATGGACAGCTATGATTTTGACCAGCGCGTGAAGCTCGGCGTCTATGACATGGCCATTACCGGGCGCGGCGTGATGCGCGTGCGGTATGAGCCGGAAATGGCGATGGATGAAAGCCTCGGCGTTGAGGCTGTCAAATACCAGACCGCGCCGTGCGAGTATGTGTCATGGGACCGCTTTACGGTCGGCCCGGCGATTACCTGGGACGATGTGCCGTGGATCGAGTTTGACCACTACCTGTCCAAGGATCAGGTCGAGAAGCTGGCCGGTGAGGAAATGGCCCGCAAGCTGCCCTATAACTACACGGCAGCCGGCAAGGACGGCGAAAAGAGCACGTCCGAAAACATCCCCGATGCGTTCAAGCGCGTTTACCTCATGGAGATTTGGGACAAGCGCGACCGCAAAGTCATTTTCGTTTGCCCAGATTGGTGCGACGAGGTTGTCCGCGAAGCCGAAGACCCGCTGAAGCTGGAGGAATTCTTCCCGGTCCCGCGCCCGATGTATGCGGTTGCGCCTGTCGGCAAGCTCTGCCCGGTCAGCCCCATCACGATCTATCGCGGCTTGCTGGAGGAACTGAACGAGGTCACGCGACGCATCTCGCGGCTGGTGAAGCAGCTTCGCCCGCGCGGCGGCTATCTCGGCACCGGGCTGGACATGAAGCCCATGGCCGAGGCTGATGACGGCGAACTTGTGCCGCTGCAAGGCTCCGAGATGACGCTGGCGGCAGGCGCTGTCGGCATCGACAAGGCGATCACATGGTTCCCGATGGAGCCGACCGTTCTGGCCCTGCGTGAGCTTCTGGCGCAGCGCGACGCGATCAAGCAGACCATCTACGAGGTCACGGGCATCGCGGACATCATGCGCGGCGCCTCGGATGCGGGCGAGACGGCATCGGCGCAGAAGCTGAAGGCGCAGTTCGGTTCCGTTCGCGTGCGGGCCATGCAGATGGAGGTTGCGCGCTTCGTCCGCGATCTGCTGCGGTTGAAGGCCAACATCATGGCCAAGCTGTTCGAACCCGCCGTGCTTATGGAGATGACCGGGATCAAGCTGCTCCCGCAGGCGCAGAAGCAACAGTTGATGCAGATGGCGCAGGCCAACCCCGAACAGGCCCAGCAGATCGCGCAGCAGCAGCCGGAACTGGTCGAGATGGTCAAGGGGCCGTCGATGGAGGAGGTCTTCGGCCTGCTTCGCTCTGACAAGATGCGCGCCTATCGCATCGACATCGAGACGGATTCGACCATTCGCGGCGACCTGATGCGGAATCAGGAGCAGATGGCGAGCTTCCTTCAGGGAACCGGCCAGTACCTTGCCGCCATCGGCCCGATGGTCAAGGAAGGCGCTATTCCAAAGGAAGCCGCTGTAGAGCTTTACGCCGCGTTTGCCCGGCAGTTCCAGCTTGGCAAATCGGCGGAGGACGCGCTGGACAACCTCGCCAAGAGCGCATCGCAGCCGCAGGCCGATCCGGCAGCCGCAGAGGCCGCCAAGGGGCAAGCCGAGGCTGACGCGAAGATGCAAGTCGAGGGCGCCAAGCTACAGGCGCAGCAGCAGCTTGAAGCCGCCAAGTTGGAAATGGAGCAGATGAAGCTCCAGGCGACGGCGCAGGCCAAGGCGCAGGAAATCGAACTGAAGAAATACGAGATCGACCTTCAGGACCAGCGCGAGCGGATGAAGGCCGAAAAGGAAATCAACATGCGCGCGAGCGAGGCGGCGATGAACGCCCAGCTTAAGCGCGAGACGGCTGCAATGTCTGCCAAGCCCACCACGACAGTCAGCCTCGATGCCGGCTCGTCCATGGGCGTTCTGACGGACACGTTGAGCAAGGCCTTGTCCGACCAGAACGGCAGGCTTGAACAGACACAGATGATGGTCGCGGACGCACTGCGGATGATGAGCGCGCCTAAGCGGATCGTGCGCGGCCCTGATGGCCGTGCGGCTGGCGTAGAGGCTGCTTCCTGATGGCTGACAACCTAACCGCCCTCGCCAATACGGGAACCGGAACGGACGTTCTGGCGACCGATGAGATTGGCGGCGTGCACTATCCCCGGTCCAAGATGGTCTGGGGCGCTGATGGGGTCGCGACTGACGTTTCCGCTGCGGACCCGATGCCTGTCACGGCTGCCGCTCTGCCGTTGCCGACCGGCGCCGCGACTGAGACAACGGCGGAAGCGGCTCGCGTGCTGATTGCGGCCATCGCGGCGGCGATCAAGGCTGAAGACAGCGCGCACGTCAGCGGTGACATGGGCGTTCCGCTGCTGGCCATCCGGTCATCGACGGATGCCGTCACGACCTCGAATGATGGTGACTACACCAACCTCAAGATGGACGAGGAAGGGCGCCTGAAGGTCGCCAGCAAGCCCGCTTCGTATTCGGACATCACAGGCGACATCACGGCTATTCAGGCCACCATCGGCACGCCTGTTGCGGGCGGCACGGTGTCGGGCGATGTGTCGCGCGCTTCGAACGTGATGGCGTTCTGCACGGGCACGTTCTCGACCGTCAACTGCACTTTTGAGGGCAGCCTAGAAGCTACAGGCGATGCAAACTGGTTCGGTGTTCAGGCAGTTCGCACCAACGCCAACACGATTGAGACAACCACGGGCAACCTGAGTGCCCAGCCGGCTTATGCTTGGGAGCTATCGGTCAACGCCCTGTCGCGGTTGCGGGTTCGGGCAACGGCTCGGACCTCTGGCACGCAATCATGGCGTTTCAAGCTTGGCACCTATGCGACCGAGCCGATCCCCGCCGCTCAGGTGTCGGCTACGCAGCCGGTGTCTGGCACGGTCACGGCGACGGTTGGCACCTCGATCACGGGCGGCACCATCTCGCCGCTGACGGTCGCGGGCCTGACGATTGAAGCCTCTGCCGCGCGCACCACAACGGCCAACGGCACCACGATCACCAACGCCTCAGGCCGTGGCGCCATGTTCTACATCAACGTCTCGGCGGCCTCTGGCACCACGCCGACGCTCGTTGTGCAGCTTCAGGTGCAAGACCCGGTTTCGACAAGCTGGATCGACATCACGGGCGCCGCTACGCCGACCATCACGGGCACGGGCCTGTCGATGCTGACGGTCTGCCCCGGCATTGTCGAAGCCGCTAACACGAAGGTCGCGCAGGGCCTGCCCCGCGTTTTCCGCTTTCGCTGGACGATTGGTGGCACCACGCCGTCCTTCACGTTCAGCATCGGCGCGCAATATCTGATCTGACATGCTCGCGATCTGGCTTGCAACGGGGCTTCTGGCTGCCCCGGCTGCGGCGCCTCCCGAGCCGGCAGCGCAGACCAGCGGCGGTTATTCGGCAGCCTATGAGAGAAACGCCCGCGAGCGGTTCAAGGCCCGCGAGCGTTACGAGGATGACGAAGCAGCCCGCGAAAAGCTGCTAGCGGATGCCATTGCAGCCGCATACGACAAGGCGACTGGCCAAGCCCGTGAAGCGGTCCTGGAGGCCGCGCAGATTGAGCCCGACCAGCCTAGCCGGCCCTCAAAGGTCGAGTTCAGGCGGGCGGCGCAGTCCACGCTACGGGCCGATCTGGCGCAACTCGCGCAAATGCGGGACGCGCTTAACGCCATCGCCCTTGAACAGCAAGGAATCGCAGTCGAGCGAGACAGAGTGCGGCTTGCCCGCATGCTGGACGACGCCATCCAGGCCGCGATTGAGCAGGACGAGGAAGATATCGAGATGCTGCTCCTCGCATGACGACTTACGTTTGGCGCGACACGGGCTTCGTTGAGAAATCAACGGGGCTGCCGATGCACGTCCGCGACCCCAATGCAATCTGCGCGCCGATGGTCATCCCTGACGTGCCCGAATATCGCTCGCCCATCAACGGGATGCCGATCACCTCGCGCTCCCACCAGCGCGAAGACCTGAAGCGCAACGATTGCGTTCTAGCCGAGCCCCGCAAGCCCCGAGGTTTCCGTAACCCTCACTTCGCAAGGAAGCGCGGGTTACGGACCATAGAGGACTAACCCCGCATGTCGTTTGACGAACAGACCGGCTCGGCCCCCGCCGCAGCCGAAACGCCCGCTATTGTCGAAAGCGCTCCGGCTCCCGTCGAGACGGTCAGCACGCCCTCGCAAGAGGCGCCTGCCGCACCGTCCATGGAAGAGACGGCGGGCGACGTATGGGATCGCCTGAACGCGCCCCGCGACGAGACTGGAAAATTCACCGCCAAGGTTCCCGAAAAGGTCGAGCCGGGCGACAAGCCATCCGAAGCCACGACGGATAACCCGGCCAGCCCTGCTCCGGCAGGCGAAGCACCGGCAGCCCCTGTATCGTGGCCCAAGGACAAAGCGGAAGCCTGGACCAAGCTCGACCCCGACGCCAGGGATTACATCCTGAAGCGTGAGGCCGAAGTCGCGAAGGGCTTTCAGACCACGGCTGATAAGTTCAAGCCGTTCGAGGAACTGGACCGGGTCTTGGAACCCGTCAAGTCCCGTTTGCAGGCAGAAGGCATATCACCGGCTCAGGCTGTTCAGCGTCTACTCAACGCCCAGTCCATCCTCGACCGTGATCCGCTCACCGGCATTCAGTGGCTTGCCCGCTCCTACGGCGTGAACCTCGGCCAACTCACCCAGCAGCCGGGTGGGGCAGAACAGACGCAACAGCCTCCCATCGATCCGAGGGTCGAGACGCTCCAGCAGCGCATCGACCGGCTGGAAAGCGAAGCGCAATTCCGCGCCAAGCAGGAGGCTGAAAACTTCGAGCAATCCCTGAAGTCTGATGTCGAGAAATTCCGGGCCAGCCCTGAGCATCCGTATTTTGACGACGTGAAGACCGACATGGCGGCCCTGCTGCAAGCAGGCGTCGTCGCTGACCTGAAGGAAGCTTACGAGAAAGCCGTCTGGGCCAACCCCACGGCGCGAACGAAGGTTCTGGAAGACCAGCGCAAGGCTGATGCCGCGAAAGCCGCCGCAGCCGCCGCCAAGGCCAAACAGGCCGGATCGCTCAACGTCCGTTCCACCCCCGCCAACGCTGCTCCCTCTGCAAGCATCGACGAGACGCTGTCCCGCGCATGGGAAGCGGCTCAATCACGGTAAAGGAAGAGCACCATGCCTTCGGCAAACGCCACCTTCACGGAGATGGTCACGACCACCCTCCGCAATCACGCGACCGATGTGGTCGACAACATCACCAACAACAACGCCCTTCTCCGCTTCATGAAGAAGCGCGGCAACATCAAGACCAAGTCGGGCGGCTACGAAATCGCCAAGCCGATCTCCTACGCTGAAAACTCGACCTATCAGCGCTTCAGCGGTCTGGACACGCTCAACGTCAACCAGTCCGAGGTTCTGTCGGCGGCCAAGTTCGATTGGCAGCAGGCGGCCATCCATGTTGTTGCCAGCGGGCGCGAGCTTCGCATGAACAACAGCAAGGAAGCGATGATCGATCTCGTCAAGGCCCGCATCGACGCGGCCAAGGCGACGGCGGCCAACAACCTGTCCATCGACCTCTACTCGGACGGCGCTCTGGCCAACCAGATCGGCGGTCTTGCGCTCCTGATCCAGACCAACGGCCAGGGCACGGTCGGCGGCATCAACTCGGCCACCTACACCAACTGGCGCAACCAGTTCCGCGAGATCAGCGGCACCAATACCTGGACCAAGTCCACCATCAAGGGCGAGATGAACGCCCTTTGGCTGAACACGGTTTTCGGTCAGGACATGCCCGATCTGCTCCTTTCCTCGCATGACTTCTACGCGGCTTACGAGGAAAGCCTTCAGGATAACCAGCGCTACACCGACGCCTCGATGGCTGCGGCGGGCTTTGAAACCCTGAAGTACAAGTCGGCTTCGGTCGTTTTCGACACGAACACCAACTTCGGCACCACGGCAGAGCGCATGTACTTCATCAACACGAAGCATGTGTACCTGATCCAGCACTCCGAGGCGCAGTGGACGCAGGACGACGAGAAGAAGCCGATCAATCAGGATGGCGTTGTCATCCCGATGTACTGGATGGGCAACCTCATCACCGATTCCCGCCGCCGCCAGGGCATCCTCATCGACGCCGCGTAAGCGTCTCAAACACAAGGAACCACCGAGATGACTTATGCAATCGGCCAGAATACGGCTGAAACCTACACGCTGGCGGAGCTTGCCTCCTCCGGTAAGGGCTTTGGCCTTGGCGACCGCTACACCGACCACACCGGCAAGGAGTGGGTTTTCGTTGTCGCGGGCGGCGCCATCGCTGCCTCTGATGTCGCGGTCTTCGATGAGGCTTATTCGGCGCTCGCGCTGTCTACCTCGAACGATGCTCGCGGCGATCTCGTCGGCGTGGCGCCTGCCGCCATCGCCTCGGGCTCCTACGGCTGGCTTCAGCGCACCGGGCCTTGCACGATGAACGTGCTGGCCTCCTGCGCCGCCAATACCCGTCTGAACACGACCGCTACCGGCGGCTCGCTCGATGACGACAACACCGTTGGCGCCTTCACTGTCGATGGCATCTTCCTGACGACCGCTCGCGCGGCTTCGCCTGGTTCGGCCCCCGGCATCCTGAATAACCCGATCATCGGCGTCGTTCTCTAACGGCCCGCTGGTCTACGCCAACCGCCGCCGGGGGCTTCTCTCCGGCGGCTTTTTCATGTGAGGCAACCCATGTCCGAACCTCTCCGCATCGATGTCGAACGCTTCTTCACCAAGTACCATCCCGACCCCGCCGACCCGGCGAAGATGATCGGCGTCGATTATGTCACCTATGGCCCGTTCGGCGCTCTCGACCGTTCCAAGGTGACGGAGAAAGTCTCGCGGCTGATGTCCGTCCAGCAGGGCGGCGACAGCGATAACCCGAGCATTCAGATTGCTCAGGCCCGCGCCAACATCATTGGCGAGAAGTACGACGCATGGAAGCAGGGCAAGGAAGTCCCCGCCAACGGCACGCCGCTGGCCGCCTGGAACCTGTTGCAGCCCGACGACGCGGAAATCCTGCGCTCGCATCGGATCTACACCGTCGAGGACGTGGCGTCGCTCACCGACACTCTGCTCCAGCGCATTGCCATTCCGAACGGGCGTTCGATGGTCGAGCAGGCCAAGCTGTTCCTCAAATCCGCCGACACCAACCGCGCAGCCGCCGACATGGCCGCGATGAAGCTGCGGATGGAGCTTCTGGAGTCCGAGCTTCGCGATGCGAAGACCGCGCTGATCCAGACCGTTCCCGATGCGACCGACGACGAGGATGGCGAGACGGGCGGCGAGGGTTTCGTTCCGGCTCCGCGCCGTGGCCGTCCCCGCAATGCCGAACTGGCCGCGCGTCGCGCCGCCGAGACTGAGGCCGCCTGATGTCTCTCCTCACGCTTTGCCAAGCAGCGGCCCGCCAACTCAATGTTGGCGTGCCCAGCGCTATCGTTAACAACACCAACGAGAATGCTGCGCTCCTGCTTCGGCTGGCGACGGAGGAGGGGCTTTCCCTGATGCGGCGTTATCCGTGGCAGGCAATCACGGCTGAGAAGACGTTCACGACCGTTGCGGCGGATGAGCAGACCGACGCCATCCCGTCCGATTACGACAGGATGATCCCCGAGACGATGTTCAACCGAAACACGCGGCGGCGCGTGGCCGGGCCTCTGTCAGCCGAGGAATGGCAGCAGACCAAGGCGACGTTGGTCACCTATGTGAACCCGACGTTCCGCATCCGTGGCGATGCCATCCTGATGTCGCCAAACCCTCCGGCTGGCGAAACCATCGCCTACGAGTACGTCAGCAAGAATTTCTGTCGCTCGGCTGGCGGGACCGCGCAGGCGGATTGGGCGGCGGATACGGACACGGGCCGGATTGACGAGGGCCTGATGACGCTTGGCCTGATCTGGCGCTTTCGTCAGGTCAAGGGCCTGTCCTACGCCGACGACATCCAGATGTATGAGCGCCGCGTCGCGGACGCTGAAATGCGCGATGGCGTGAAGCCCCGCATTACGACCGATCCCAACGCCTATGACCGCGCAGCGACGAAGCTGCAAGTCCCTGAGACGTGGAATATCTGATGCCCAGCCCTCGCGATGTGATGGCGCAGAGGCAGGGCGGCGGCAAGGGCGGCGGGCGCGTCAACAATGTCGTTCGCATTCCGGCTCCCGTCATGGGCTGGAACGTGCGCGACGCATACGAAGCGATGAAGCCCGGCGAGGCTATCGTTCTCGACAACTGGATTCCCGGCCTGCTCGGCACGAAAAACCGCAAGGGCAACACGTCATACGCAACCGGGATGACGGACGATGTGCAAAGCCTCATGGAGTATTCGCCCGACGACGGATCGGGGCGGAAATTCTTCGCGGCGGCAGGCGCCAACATCTTTAACATCTCGACTTCGGGCGCTGTCGGCGCCGCAGACGTTACGGGCCTGACGAGCGCGGTCTGGCAGCACACGATGTTCGCAACATCGGCGGGCACGTTTCTGTATATCGTCAACGGCTCTGACGCCCCCCGCCATTACAACGGCTCAGTCTGGGCAACGCCGAGCATCACGGGCGCGACTCCTGAAGACCTCATTACGGTAACAGCTCACAAAAACCGGCTGTGGTTCGCTGAAAAGGCCACGCTCAACGCTTGGTATCTCCCGACATCGTCCATCGCCGGGGCGGCCACGCTGTTCGCGCTTGGCGGCCTGTGCAAGCTCGGCGGCGAACTGACGGCGATTGGCTCATGGTCGCGCGATGGCGGCGACGGCGCGGACGATCTGCTAGTGTTCGTCACGTCGGAAGGCGAAGTGATCGTTTATCAGGGGACGGACCCGGCCAGCGCTTCCACATGGTCGCTTGTCGGCGTGTTCCGTATCCAGCGCCCTATCACTCGGCGCTGCTTCGTCAAGGCGGGCGCTGACCTTGGCGTGTTGACCGTCGATGGCCCGGTATCGCTGGCACAGGTGCTGCCGTCTGCCGGCTCTGCCCAGCGCCGCGCGACGCTCACTGACAAGATTTCCGACGCCTTCCGGTTGGCATACAGCATTGCGCCTTCCGGCTCATTGTGGGGCATTCTGGAAGCTCCCGGCGACGGGCTGATCCTGATCAACGCGCCAACCGCTGTTGCCGGCGAAAGCGTGCAGTTCGTCATGTCTGCCGATACAGGCGGCTGGTGCCGGTTTACGGGCATTCCGGCCACTTGCATGGGCCTATTCAACGACCGCATTTACTTCGGCAAGGCGGGCGGCGTTGTCAGCCGCTACGGCGAGACGTTCACAGACGATAACGCCCTCATCACCTCCCGAATGCAGTTGGCCTATGTCCGACCGGAGGGCGTCGAGGAGAAGCGGTACACGATGGCCCGCCCGATTATGCAAGGGCCGGCTGGTTACGAGCCTGAGTTTCTGGTGAAGGTCAATTACGACCTTTCGACCGCTGATATCGCCGGCTCGACTGTCGCCACTGTCGTCGGTGAAGAGTGGGACGTTGCGACTTGGGATGAAGCGTCTTGGGCGACCGCTGCGGTCCCGATCACCAAATGGCAGGGCGTAAGCGGCATCGGCTCGTCGGTGTCGCTGGCGTTCGCCGTTGCAACTGACATCGAGATGACGCTTCAGGGAGTTGATCTGATGTATGACCGGGGCGGCCCGCTATGACCGAGCCCGTTATTGTCGGATCGGTGCTTTACGGCGCTGATGCCAAGGTCTGCGAATGGGTTGGCGAGCGTGTTCCTGTCCTGATGGGCAGGGCGCCGCATAACGCCTTCGCCGCGCTCGGTGTGGTCAGGCGCGAGCGCATGGCGGCTGGCGTCGTGTTCCACAACTATCGGCCCGGCATCGACATTGAGGTGTCCATCGCAGCCGATGACCCGTCATGGGCGCATCCGGCGATCCTGCGGCGGCTGTTTTCCTATCCGTTCAACCAACTCGGCGTCATTCGCCTGACCTGCATCATCGGACGCAAGAACAAGCGTTGCCGGCGGTTCAGCGAGGGCTTGGGCTGGAAGCTGGAAGGCGTTGTCCGCCGCGCTTACGACGGGCACCAGGATGCGGTGCTCTATGGCATGTTGCCCGGCGATTGCCGGTTTCTTGAAAAGGTTTCCTGATGGGCAAGAGTGCACCTTCGCCGCCGCCGCCGCCCGACCCCTACGCCACGGCCCGCGCGCAGACTTCGTCAAACGTCTCGACGGCTGTTGCCAACACCGTACTGGGCAATGCGGACGAAACCGGCCCGCTAGGCTCTGTTCGCTATCAGCAGAAAGGCAGTTACCAGCTTGGCGAGCCGATCCTGAACAGCGACGGCTCGCCCCGCACAACGCGCCGATGGGTTGCCGATCCTGGCTCCAACAGCACGGGCTATGTTCCTCGATCGACGCCGATGGACCCTAGCGCCAGCGCGGGCAACGCTTCCGGCGACAACTACGCCAACCTCGCGCCCTACGGCATGGAAGAGGGCGGCGGCGGCGGACGATGGGTTGAAGAAGCGGAAATGTCGTATCGCGACATCCCGCAGTGGGAACGCATTACGACGCTCTCGGATGCGGAACAGGCCAAGTACGACAAGACCAACACCGTCCAGCAGCAGTTCCTTGACATCGCCAACGCGCAGGCAGGCCGGCTGCAAACGTCGCTTGGCACGCCGCTTTCGTTTGCCGACATCCCTGACAATTCCAGCGGCGTCCTTGCGCGCATTCTGGCCGATGACGGATCGGCCAGCCGGGCGCGGGTTGAGGACGCACTCAGCCAGCGGCTTAACCCGCAGTTGGACCGCGACCGTGCGGCGCTCGAAAACCAGCTTGTCAATCAGGGCTTTACGCGCAGCACCGAAGCGTTCCGCAACGAGATGGACAGCGCCAACCGTCAGTCCAATGACGCGCGGCTGGGCATCATCGCGGCGGGCGGGCAGGAGCAGGCGCTCCAGCAGCAGTTGATGCTCCAGCAGCTACAGGCGGCATCGACCAACCGCGAGCGGCAGATTCAGGAGCGGATGGCGCTTCGCAACGCGCCAATCAATGAAATCTCCGCGCTGCTCGGCCAGTCTCAGGTCAACATGCCGCAGTTCACGCCGTACCAAGCGGGAACCATCGCCGGGACGCCCGTTGGCGATTACGTCTATCGGTCGGCGGACATCGCGCAGAAGAACTACCAGTCGGAGCTACAGGCCAACGCAGCCACCACGGGCGGGCTCTTTGGGCTTGGCAGCGCGGCAATCGGCGCGCTAGGCAAGGGGATGGGCGCTGGCGGCTTGTTCGCCCTGTCGGATCGCCGCGCGAAGACCGACATCACCTTCGCCGGCACGCTTCGCAACGGCCTTCCGCTCTACGTCTATCGCTATCGCGGCGATGACGAGGAACAGCTTGGCCTGATGGCGGATGAGGTCGAAGCGCTGCACCCCGAAGCCGTGCGCGAGATCGGCGGCTTTAAGCACGTCAATTACGAACTGGCGGTGCTGTGATGGACAAGGCCGCAATCGCAGACGAAATCCGCCGCAGGGCGCTTGCGGCCAATCTCGACCCGAACGCGATGACGCGCATCGCGCAGATTGAGAGCAGGCTAGACCCCAACGCCAAAAACCCCAACTCGTCCGCGTCTGGCGTGTTCCAGTTCATCAACTCGACGGGCCGGCAATACGGTCTGAGCAACCCCTTTGACCCCATCGCCAACATCGACGCGGGCATTCGGCTGGCGTCCGACAATCGGGCTGCGCTGGCCCGAACCCTTGGGCGCGAACCGACCCCCGGTGAACTGTATCTAGCCCATCAGCAGGGCATCGGAGGGGCAACCAAGCTGCTCCAGAATCCGAGCATCCCGGCTGTCAACGCGGTCGGCTCGCAGGCCGTGCGGCTCAACGGGGGCAACATCAACATGACGGCGGGCGAGTTCGCCAGCATGTGGGATCGCAAGATGGGCGGCGGCGGGCCGCTGGAGATGACCGTCAACAAGGCCCCGCCGCAGCAGCCGAACGCGATCCCCGTCACCTCAGGCTCTCCCGCCATGGACGGCACGCCATCCCTCCCGATGTCAGCCGCACAGCGGCCCATGAGCCCCGAAGCGTTCCAGACGGCGGTCTACAACGGCGGCGCGCTCACCGGCAACGAAGCGCTCGACGGTCGTCTTAAAGACGACGCCGTGCAGCGCGGCTATGCCTCATGGGACGAAGCCTTGAAGGCGAACCAGCCTGCAAAGACGCAAGAGCAGGACGCGCTCGCAAAACTCCTTTCTGGCCAGTGGGGCTGAATTCATGATCAATTACGTTCCGCAGGCTTCAGGCTTGGGCGCAGATGGTTCGCCCGATGGGGCGCTGTTGCAGGCCATGGCCGCGCGCAAGAAGGCGCAGTTGCAGGGCCTGAGCGGCGGCCAGCAGCTTATGCAGAAGGCGTCTTCTTCTGAGCCGATCTATAACAAGAGCCTGGGATACGCGAAGCTGATTGCGGGCGGCCTTGGCGGCTTCCTCGAAGGCAACGAACAGCGCACGCAGCAGGAAAAGGCGCAGGCTTTGGCCCGTCAGGGCGCGACCAGCGCAGCCGGCATTGCCCAGTCGCTTGGCCTCTCTCCCGATCAGGCTCGCCAACTTCAGGGCATGTATATGGCGAACCCCGAGGCTGCATCGGCTATCGTCAAGCAGATGACGGAGCGGCTTTTCGCGAAGCCTGACGCCAAGTTTGTTGACGAGCGCCTGCCTGACGGTTCGCTGGCCCAGCGCAACGCGGCCACCAACGAACTGGCCGTGCGGCAGAAGACCGACACCTATTCTCCCGACGCTTTCAATCAGCGGAAAGACCTTGCGGCTGCGGGCCGCGCCCAGACGAACGTCAACGTCGGCGGGGGCAGCGACAAGCAGTTTTTCGATACGCTCAAGGAAAGCGCCGACAGCGCGCGAACTGCCGTTACCGGCCTCTCTGGCCTTCGCGAAGCGCGCCGGGCCATCCAAGACGGCGGCTACTTCGGCGCGGGCGCCGACATCAAGCTCGGCCTCGCCAAGCTGGCCGCGCCGCTCGGCCTTGGCGACCCGTCGAAAATCGTCAACACCGAGACATTCCGTTCCGCCATTGCGCCTCAGGTTGCGGCGCTGATGAAAGCGACGGTCGGCTCGACGCAAATCTCGAACGCTGATCGCGAGTTTGCTGAAAAGGCGGCGGGCGGCTCGATCAACCTCGACCCTGCGTCGATCTCCCGCCTGCTCGACATCATGGAGCGCGGCTCGCTGGTGGCGATTGACCGGCATCAGCAGACGCTCAATCAGGTCTATCCTGAGACGCCAGACGGGAAGTTCAACCGCGAACGCGCGGTGTTCGGCGTCCAGCCGCCCGCACCGCCGCAGCCTGCGCCACAGCCTGAGGTGCCCGGTCAGCCGGCCCCGACGCCCATCGCCCCGCCCGGCGCAGGAATGCCCGTTCAGCCCCAGCAGGCACAGCCCCAGCCCGATCCCGCGCAGGGTGGGGGAATGCCTCCACTCGACTTGATCGAGGCTGAAATCCAGCGCCGCCTTGCCGCTCAGTCGCAGACACAGCAGGCGCACCCCATCCCCGGCACCATGGACGGTTTCTAATGGCCGATCTGTCGCAAGTCCCGCTTGATGAACTGATGCGGATGCGCGCGCAATTGGCGCCGCCTCCTGCCGCACAGGAAGGCCAGCCCGTCGCACAGGAACAGGCCGCCATGCCTGACCTGAGCGCGATGTCGCTTGATGACCTGATGGCCATGCGGGACAAGCTTCGCCCGCCTCCGGCACAGGCAGCGCCCGCGCAGGGCGAGGCCCCTTGGTATCAGAAGCTCGGCAGCGCGGCAGACGATATGGCCCGCATCATTGCCAATGGCATGACGCTTGGGGCGGCAGATCGCTTTGCAGGCAAGATGAGCGGGCAGGGCTATGAGGCCGAAAAGCGCGCCACGGAACAGGCGCGCGAGCGGGCCGGGTCCGCAGCTATTGCCGGCGACGTGATCGGCTCGCTCGCGCCGGCCTCTGCCGCAGTCAACGCAGGCGGCGCGCTTGTCAGGGCCGCCGCGCCCTCTGTAGCGGCTGGGGCTGGCCTTATTGGCCGCACGGCTGGCATGGGGGCGGTTGGCGCCGGCTTGGGCGCTGGCGAGGCTGCAATCAAGGAAGAGGATGTCCTGCGGGGCGCCGTGCTTGGCGGCGCGGCTGGCGCGGCGGGCAACGTTGCCGGCGAGGCGCTGTCGGCTGGCGTGTCGAAGGTTGCCGGCGCGTTCAACAAGAAGCCCGTGATCCCTGCCGCTTCGGAGCTAAAGGCCGCCGCAGACGCGGCTTACAAGCGCGCGGACGAGGCGGGAGTTATCTTCACGCCGCAGGGCATGCAGCGGGCGCAAACGGGCATTCAGGACGATCTGGCAAAGGCCGCGTTCCTCCCGGCCAACCAACCCCGCGTTGCCGCCGTGCTTGACGAGTTCAACAAGGCGGCTGCGAATAACAACACCCTGACCGGGCTTGACCAGCTTCGCCAGATGGCGAGCAACGCTTATGATCCGCAGAACAAGGCATCAAACAAGATGCTGGCCAAGATCATCAACCAGATTGACGACCTGATTGCAAAGCCTGCGACGGGCGATGTCATTGCAAACGACGCGGCGGCGGGTTCAAAAGCGATCAAGGAAGCCCGTGATCTGTGGTCGCGCAACGCCAAGGCCGAAACGCTCGACCAGGCCGTTATCAAGGCAGAGCGCCGCGCCGCGTCTACGGGCTCTGGCGGCAATGCCGACAACGCCATCCGGCAGAACGTTCGCGCCATTCTCGACAACCCCAACAAGTCGCGGGGCTGGAGCGCTGACGAAAAGGAGGCGGCGGAAGCTGTCGTTCGCGGCACGCCAACCCAAAACGCCATGCGCCTCGCCGGCAAGCTGTCGCCATCTGGCAACGGACTGATGGCAGCCCTTGGCATCGGCGCGACTGCGGTCAACCCGCTTATGGCGATCCCCGCAGTCGGCGGCATCGCTGCAAAGGCGTTGGCTGATCGCGGGACGCAGGGCAACGTTCAGAAGCTGGCCGAGATCATCCGCGCAGGCGGTTCACGCGCGGCGGCTGAACCTGTGAAAAACGCGGTGCAGCGCCTTTCCGAATCGAAACGCCAAGCTCTCGCTAACCTGCTCATGTCCGGGGGCTTGGTCGCGGCTGGGCAGTGACAGCCACGTCATGACGGCGACGAACAAGCCGAGCATGAGGTAATCACCCCAAGCAAGCTTTGATAGGTCGGCGTTCGCTACGGCGAAGATGACCGCGAAGGCAAGAACGACTGGGCTCAGTTGCATCCCCAAATAGTGCCAGAGCGCCGGCCCTAAGTCCACGGCTAGTCCAGCCAACTCCCCGGCTATCCCAACCACGCTGCTACAGCTTGGAAGCCGCATACCGAAGTTTCTGCCGAGCGTTATGGCAGCCCAAACTTAACTTGGTCCATATGGCATCTCCTTCTACGCGAAGGATGCCATAAAACGGCAATGGAGGCAAACTTGGCTTACAACGGGGCCGGGCTTTTCGCCCGTTTATATAATTTCGTTTCCGACCGCAACGCCGCAATCAAAATCCGCGCCGACCGTATGGACGCGGAGATGGACGGCATCGCGACGGGCCTCTCGACCTGCATCACGAAGGACGGCCAGACAACCATCACGCAGGACATCCCGTTCAATAACAAGAAGATCACCGGACTTGCGGACGCAACGGGGGACGCAGACGCGGTTAACAGGCAGACGGCCCTAGCGCTCGGCGTGGCGTCTAACGCTCCCGGCTTTATCTTCGGGCTGACGCTTTCGAACAACGGCAGCGACGCGACCAACGATATTGATATTTCAGCCGGCAGCTGCGCGTCCAATGATGCTTCGCCAACGAACTTGACGCTTGCCACGGCTTTAACAAAGCGGCTCGATGCGGCGTGGTCTGTAGGCACCAACCAGGGCGGGCTTGACACCGGGTCGATTGCAAACACGACCTATCACGTCTGGCTCATTCGGCGGTCAGACACAGGGGTTGTGGATGCGCTGTTCTCCACCAGCGCGACCTCCCCAACGATGCCCGCGAGCTATACCCAGAAACGGCGAATTGGCTCAATCATTCGGGCATCGGGCGCCATTCTGCTTTTCACGCAGGCCGGCGATGACTTCTCCTTGATTATCCCACCAACCGATCTGAATGCCAGCCAAGGCACAACCTCTACACTTCGCGCACTCACCGTGCCTACTGGCGTAAGGGTCTTCGCGCGGGTCGCTCAGGGTATCATCTCAACGGCGCTTTCTAAATCATTGCTTGTTTCTGACCCTGATCTTGGCACGATCATTGTGACAAGCACTAACGCGACATTGGGCATCAACGTCCAAAGCGGCGCAGGCTCCAACGTAGGCGCCAACGGAATGGTGACCGTTCGAACGAATACGTCTGCCCAAGTGAGGACCGTTTGCGACGCGACACACACCGTTTCGCTGACAACCTACGGCTGGGCGGATGACCGAGGGCGAAGCGCCTAAGGGCTCAATTATCACAATTCTGAATCTTTTGGCGTCGTCTGATTCTGTAAATGAATCAGTCATTTGCGTTGCCTCGCGTTACTATGGGGGGTGACCTCTAGACGCGCAATTCTGTCGTTTTTGGCTGCTGCGCCTTTTGCGGCGTATGCTCAGGGGGGTCACATGGGCTATTTCACACCGGCTGAACGGGCTGCGCTGGTTGCAAACCCGGCGACGATTTCCGCTTTGTATGCCGCTAACCGGGCGAGGTTCATTGCAGACCTCGGCGCAGGCTTCTCGGCGGAAATTGAGGAGCATTACAAGTTCGGGTTTTGCGGGCTTGTTGCCTTTGATCTGAAGCCCTACGGGGGCAGCGTCGCGGTCACGCTGCCCGATCTGCTAGCCGCCCCTGCGCTTGATTGCGATAACTATGCAATCCTGATGTGGCGTCTTTTCAAGATTCTTGCGCCCTCCGCATCTACCAACGTCGCGGCGGTCGGGTGGAATAACGGGCCATTTGGCAATCATGCCCAGATGCACTGCCACAAGAACGCTGATGCGAACGGCAACGGCGGCGGATACTGGATGGTTGATCCGACAATCGGCGTCATGCTTTGCGGTCATGGCTTTGATTGGGTGGCAAGCGGCAAGCGGTCGTCGATGGCTTACTGCAAATCGTTCCATGCGGCTTGCGGCAGGCAGGGCAGCGTAACGCAGCAGTTGCACGACAACGTTCTGGCGGCGCTGGCTGGTGGCCTCTATCGCCCTTCGCAACTGCTTTATTATTACGTCGATCTGGAGCGGTTTATCTCGCCCGTGCCGGATTATGCCGACTGGATGACGCCGCAGGGTTCGGCTCTGATCCCCTGACGCCTTCCCGATTGCCATGCCGTTTTGCCCGCCGCGTGCGGGCTTTTTCATGTCAGGACATCCCATGAGATTGTTCGTCTGGCTTTCGCTGGGCCTGATGCTTGCTGCCGGAGCGCCGGCTGTGAAGGCGCATAGTTGGTTCGATCCATGGTGCTGCAACGACCGGGATTGCCAGCCGATCCCCGATAGCGCGGTCCAGATCACGCCTCAGGGCTACGTCATCACCCTGCGCCCCGGCGACCACCCCATGCTCGCCAAGGAAACGCAGACGCGGACCTACACGGTCCCTTACGCGAATGCGCGCGTGTCGCTCGATCCTGAGCAACGGTTTTACGCATGCATCTATCCCGACCCGTCCTCGATGCGCTGTTTTTACGCGAAACCCAGCGGGAGCTAACCCATGCTCACCACAGCTTTGCTCACGCAGCTTGCGCGCAACCTTGGCGCAAAGCCCAGCCCCACCGTCGTCGCCGGCATCGTTGAGAACGAGCGGTTCCTGATCGAAGGCGGCATCAACACCCCGGCGCGCATTGCCGAGTTCCTGGCGCAGGCGTGTCTGGAAACCGACTATTTCCGCGTGTTGGAGGAATACGCCAGCGGCGCGGCTTACGAGGGCCGCAAGAGCCTTGGGAACGTCGTGGCCGGCGACGGGCGCCGCTTTAAGGGGCGGGGCATTTTCCAATGCACGGGCCGCGCCAATTACACTGAATACGGCAGGCGCCTCGGCTTGGATCTGGTCAAGGAGCCGACGCTGGCCGCTCGACCCGACATCAGCGTCCGCATTGCGGTGATGTACTGGAACGACAAGGGGCTGAACATATACGCCGACAAGGGCGATACGAAGGCGATCTCGCGGGCGATCAACCGGGGCAGCGCCAAGGCGACGAAGCCGGCCAACCACGAAGCCGACCGCGTGAAGATCGCGCTTGAGGCTCGGCGCCTGCTGGCGGGTGCGCCCATCGCCAAGCCGTCTCCCGAAACCCCTCCCAAAACCTCTCCCGAAATTAATATCGGGCAACCGCCCACCCGCAATGACGGAACCTTCACCGCGCCCAAGAGCGAGACATCGCTGTGGGCGCGCATCATCAATCGCCTCATCGGCAGGGAGCCTTAGGCCATGTTCAACCTTGCAGCCATCATCGCCGGGGCCGTCAACGGCGCAATAGAACAGGTCATCCCGCCCGTCGCCCGCGATGTCGTCAAGACCATCGCCAAGGCGCAGGACGCTTCCCCGATGGCACCGCCCATCGCCCCGCCCGTCACGCTGGACGCTGACGCTATCGCCGCTCAGGTCATCGAGCGCGTGCTTGCCCAGCCCGAGGTCGCCAAGCTCTCAACCCCTGTCGCCTGGTATCAGTCCCATGCGATCTGGGGCGCCCTTGTGGCGGGCCTTGCGCCGATCCTCGGCCTGCTCGGCTATGCCCTATCCCCTGAGGATGCACAGACGCTTGTGACGGGCCTTGTGGCCGTGTCCAGCGGCGTCGGCATGGTCATCTCGATCTATGGCCGTATCACCACCACCCGCCCGATTAAGGGCACCTGACGATGATGGCCGCTGGGACTACCGCCGAACGGATTACGAGATTGGAAGAGCATCTGCGGACGCAGGACGCCAAGCTGGACACCATCATCCGCCTGACGGAAGCGCAGGATGAGAAGATCAAGACGCTGACAGACCGGGTTGAGACAATGGCGCCGACGGTCAAGGCTGGCGAGGAGGTATTCTCGACCGCCCGTCACATTAGCGCGTTTGCGAAGTGGTCGCTGTGGGTTGCGACGGGCTTCATCGCGTTCATGGTCTACATGGCGGACAGGTGGCATGTCGTCGGCCAGCTTTTCAGGAAGGCGGGCTGATGACGCGGCGTCTCACAGACGGCGAACTTCTCCAGACCCGCGCCATCCTTGCCGAGCATGGCGGCAACCAATCCGCCGCCGCCCGCGCGCTTGGCATCAGCCGCTCCACATTCCAAAACCGCCTGGCGCACTCGGAAGCCATGGCTGCCGCTGAATCAGCGCCCATGCCGGAGCGGCCCTACACCATCCCCCCGCTGCCCAGCCGGGACGAGCCGCTCGACGCCCTCATCGCCCGCAAGCGCGAGATCGGCCAGCGCACGATTGAAGCGCATGAGGCGCGCAGCCTAATCCCCGTCAAGCTCACCATGTCCGGCCCTGTCGGGCTCTGGTGCATGGGCGATCCCCATCTCGATAACGACGGCTGCGATTTCCAGCGCATCGAGGCCGATCTGGCCACCATCGCCAAACAGCCCCGCATCATGGCCCTCAACATCGGGGACGTGACTGACAACTGGGTTGGCCGGCTCGAACGGCTTTATGCATCATCGTCCACAAAGGCGGCGGATGGTTGGCGGCTGGCCGAGTGGCTGTTCTCCTATCCTGGCGTCAACTGGCTTGGGCTGGTCGGCGGCAACCATGACGCATGGGGTGGGCACCGCGACCCGCTCAAATGGATCACCAAGGCCCGTGTGGGCGTCTATGAGGCGGACAGCCTGAGGATGGCGCTACAGCACCCTTGCGGGGCTCAGACACGCATCCACGGGCGCCACAACTTCAAGGGTCAGTCGATCTGGAACGACATGCACGGGCTGAAGCGTGAGGTGACGACGGGCTTTCGCGATCATCTGCTTGTCGCTGGTCATCTGCATCTTGGCGAGGATGGCGGGCTGATTAACGCTGACGGCTTCGTCACGCAGCTTTTGCGCCTGTCTGGCTACAAGCGAGCGGACACATACGCTGTCACCGGGCAGTTCCGCCCCAAGCCCATGCACCCGTCTGCGCTGGTCATCATCAACCCCGCCAAGCCTGAGACGGAACGGGGCAGAGTATGGGTTGCGCCGTCGATTGAGGAAGGCGTGGACTGGCTTAACTTCCTCGCCAAGCGTGCTGCTTGATCGTCAAGTACGTCGGGCTTCACGACATCGAGGCTCATTTAGCTCTGGGGTGGCTGGTCATCCCAGAGGTGTCGTTCTGCCATCATCACGACTACTCCATCCTCATGCGCTGGGTGTGCCAATGTCCGATCCGCGAGCCCGAAAGCCGGCCAAGGTCGAGCTTGTCACCATCCACCGAAACAGAGACGGCGCAGCCATCATGAGCGTGGTCTGCGCCGGCAAGATCGTTGAGTATGAGATGAGCAAGCGGAGGCTGTCGTTTCTGCTCACGCAGGCGGCGCAGGAATTGACGCGAGAGTAGCCGCCCCCTCGATCATCGGGCCGTGTTCAGCGAACCGCGCCGGGCGCCAATATAGGTTAGCGACGTTCATGGTAGGCGACAATTGCTCACGCCTAACCGTGTGCACTGTCGGGTTGGCAAGCGTGCAAATCTCGATCCAGTCGTGATCGTAAGGGCTTGACGGCGCGTCGCGCCAAGGGTTAATCCATTGAGCCCAGCCGTCTCGGCTCAATGCGTCGGCGCGCTCTGCCTCGGCCATCAGGGCGTCTTTAAGCGCATTCTTGTCGCGGCGCTTGAACCAACCAAACATTGTGCGTCTCCTCACTCAGGCTGCGGCGGAGTTGGCGAAGGAGTAGGGGGTCGCTCATGCGTTGCCCTTCCTTTGGTTGCACGGCTCGCACGCTGGAGCATAGTTCCGGCGCTTGTTGTAGCCTCCTTTGGAGAGCGAGCGGATGTGGTCAAGCGTCATTGAGTTCCTCCGCCGAGGGGCGAGGCATAGGCGGCGCCCACAGTACGCACAATCGCGGCGTCCGTTTTCCCACATTGCTCTCCGCTCTTGCGCGTAAGAGTTTTTGCGCTTGGCAACGCTCATCCCCATTCCCTTTCCTGCTGGTATCGGGCTCGTCAGGTCTTGCGGAGGGCGCGGATCTCAGCGGCCTTAAGCCGGTCCCCGTAATCATCGCAGGCTTCAAGATACTGCGCTGCGGCTTCAAGGCCCTCCCCCCCTCGCCCGCTCTATAGCAGGATGGACGAGGGCCATCACGAGCCGCGCGGTCGCCAGAGCCTTGCTGTAAAGGTTTGGCACGTCCTCAGGCGCGCAGCCGTATTCCTCGTGCAGGATCGCCCTCGCGATCTCCTCCTCCGTGATGTCAGACATTGGGGGCCTCTACAGGCGCTTGGCTGTGCTGGACACCCGGCGAGAATTTGTACTCGTCTAGGCTGGCAACGAAGCGTAGCGCCATCGCGGCTGTCTGAATTGCTTCCTTGCGAAAATCAGCCAGCGTTGATTTATGAGGCTCGTAAGTCAGTTGCAGCGCTTCCTTCGTCAGCTCGCCAAACTCCTCGCCAAGCACGGCAAGCGCGTGAAGCGGGTCTGTCGGCCACGTCGGGAATTTACGCATTGCGCGGTCAACCTCCGCGATGATCGGGTCAAACGTCTCAGACATTGGGGGCTCCGGGGTTGGGTGGGCGACATCGGCCGGCGCAATCCGCTCTATGGTGCCGCCGGCATTCGACATCAGGAACCCGGCACCATAGAAAGCCGCATCTTTTGCCGCAGCCATCACCGGCTCCGCGCTGGCGGATAGGTAGGCGGTGATTGCGGCGCGGCAGATGTCGCGCATCAGGTCATTGGTCAGCGCAGGTACGACATAGGTCTGCCCGTCGCTGGCGCCGACAAGCGGCCCGCGCGCTTCACGCCACGCCGCCTTTACGACCTCGTCCAGCCCCTTTTCGTCAATCATCGCTGGCCTCCTTGAGGGCTTGGCGGGCGGCTTCGAAATCCTCCCGGTGCAGCTTTCGCACAATCGACCGTTCTTCATCGACGGGCCGCGTGCGAACCAGCACGGCGCGGTGACGCGGCCATTCGTCTTGGTCTATGGAAAACGGCGGGTTGTATTTCCCGCTATGCCACGAGCGGAGCGTCTCTTCGAAATCCGCAAACGGCGCCAGCGCCGTCTCCAGTTCCCTTATCCTCGCCTGTGCGAGGGTGAGGGCTTCTGCTAGTTTCTCCGCGTTCTCTGCTTCAAGGCGAGCCAAGTTGCGCCACTGATTGCGATCATCGCACAGCTTCTCATCCATTGTTCTTCTCCGTGAGGGCGCGGGCGGCTGCGTCTCGGAAATGCGCGACCATCTCGCCGGCTGCTTGTTTCGGGCCTGTGCTCATGAGCGCGGTGTGGATGCGGTCGAGCCCCATGCGCGCGTAGGCCAGCGCCTCCCTGAGCGCATCCCGCTCTGCCTCGGCGGCGAAGCGCATTCGGCGTTCGTCGGCAAGCATGATTTCGGTTGAGGTAATCTCCGCGTCAGCCTCAGCCAGTTCTGCCTCGGCGGCGAGGGCGCGGGCTTCGGCGGCGGCTAGACGACGCTCAGCGCCCCCGCACTCAGCGCGCCATTCTTCGCCGGCTTGCGCTTCGGCTGCTATGGTTTTGCGGAGGCTCTCTGCCTCTGCCGCCATCCCCTCGACCAGGGCAATAAGCCCTGATGTGTGGTCGGGGGAGGGTTCAAGCTCGGCGTCAAGCGCGTCGTCTTCCTCACTGTCTTCATTGAACGGGTGCCCGTCACGCCAGCGGTGCAAAAGCTCGCGGAATGCCTCCCTCGGCACGACCACCAGCCGGCCACTCTTGATGTCTTCGAGGATGGTCATGTGGGCTCCTTGGGGGTGGGGCGCTGCTTGCGCGAGACGTAGGCGTTCAACACGCGGTTCTGCCAATGCGGGTCCGACAGCGGCATCTGAATCGCGCGTGCCATCGGCGTCGGCTCGACATACTCAGGCCAGAAGCCGGGTTGCTGATCGCGCGGGATGTCGTCTTCAAGAAGCTCGTGCGCCATCACCGTTCCCCTTCCGAGAGGGCGGCGCGACCGGCGCTGTAGCCCCAACAAAAGCCGATCCAAGCGCAATCGGTTTCTGGGTCGATGTAACGGCTGAACCCGCCGTTGATGTTCAACGTGCCCAAGTTCCACCCGGAGGTTGCTGTGCTCGCCTTGATAGCGGCCTCGAACTGCTGGCGTCGCTCTGCAACAACAGCGTCGCGTTCCCGTGTTTCCGTCAGCTTCCCCATTTCATTCTCCTGAGGTGCGGGAGAGGGCGGATAGAACGCTCTCCAATTCAGAGACAGACAGATGCTCGGGAACTGTGCTGTATGTCGTGACGCGGTTGATTCCGCGCCATAGCTGTCCCTTGCGCTTGAACTCGCGCCAAGCGGCTTCAGACGGCCAGATGCGCCCCGGTGAGCAGAATCCACGCGCGTCGGCCCATCCTGTTGAAACATCGACGCGCTGCCCGTTGTCCAGCGTCGCCCACTTGCGCGCGATTTTCGTAACCACGGCTGTCTTGGCCCATTTCTCGTCACGCGGGTCAGATCCGACCCACCAGACAGATTGCCCCTTGTGGAGCGTCAGCTTCGTCTCGCTCATGGCTTATCCTCTGGGTTGGGGGAGGGGGACATCAGCGCAGCAACCAGATCCCCGCGCGTCTTCGGGAACGATCGGTGAAGGATTGCGACGCCGCCGGCCGCTGACCACGCCTTCGTGTTCTTTTCGAAGTCATCGATCAGGATGTCGCCAGCCGCGTGCATAAACAGCGGCTTGTTATGGCCGCCCATGACCGGGAGAACGGTGACGCGGCGCCCAAGATGCTCCCGAACCCACTCGCGCTTCTGCGTCGCCGCGTTGGCGTAATTCGTGCGCGGGCAGGCCGTCAGCACGATTGGCGAAAGATCTTGGATGTCGCGGAAAAACTCCACAGCGCCGGGGCACGGCGGCATGTCTCGGAAATAGCTCGGGTGAGCGTTGATCGTCTGCCACATGGCATCGTCCGCCATGCTGCGATGGTCAAGGCCAAAGACCGCAGGAAAATGCGCGTCAAAGTCGGCCATTACGCCATCAAGGTCCAGATACAGTCGGGGCATACATCGTCTCCGTTGCTTTCTTAAACGATATCGTTTATAAATTGGGCTGTCAATAAACGATATCGTCTAGGAGCCGCGTTTGACTCAGATTTCTGATGCCGATAAGCGCGGGGACGTGGGCCGCCCTCCGATGAAATCAGCAACGCTGACCAGCTTTCGTCTTGATGACGACGTGAAGGCTCGGATCGTCGCGCTTGTCGGCAAGCGTCGGATGGCCGTCTTTCTTCGCGAAGCCGTAGAGAACGAACTCACCCGCCGCTCCGCCATAGAACGTGAACTCTCCAGGAGAGAGAGGAAGGGCTAGGGGTGGGACGTGGGAACACGCCGCGAACAGGCTCCCCCAGATTTACCCCACATGTCGGCGCGCGTTCATGCGCCGTTCTGCGCGCTGGTGCGCGGCGGGGTCCGTAAAACCTAGGGAAAAATGGTGGGCGACACAGGGATCGAACCTGTGACCACTCCCGTGTGAAGGTCGCGGGCATCAGCCTGCAAGCCTTTCTGTCTGTTCACTTTCTTCGGATGATGCAATCTCGCTCCCCCAGATTTCCCCCAAGTCAGGCAAAGCGGCGATGCTCGGAGCGTGGTTCGACACGTTCACATGGGTGTAGCGCTGGACCATGGATGCGTCCTTCCACCCGCCCAATTCCATGAGCTGCCGAATGTCCCGGTGCGCGGCGTAGTGCCAGCTTGCCCAGGTGTGCCGGCAGGTATGCGGGGTCACGTCCGTTTTCCACTTCGGGCGGCCCTTCTGGTCGGTGATGACCTTCCCCTTGGCGTCCTTGCGATGCCACGCCAGACCGGCCCGCCGCACGGCCCCCATGAACGCCGTCTTGATCTGGCCGCCCTCTTCGTCCTTGACCTCGTAGGGCTCGCCATCTGGGCGGCGGAACACGGCGCCGCTGCGGTGCGGTAGGTTCGCCAACGCCGCCAATGCGACGGGGTGGAGCGGCACGCCGCGATCCTCCCCGTTCTTGGTGTCGAGATAGGCCACTTGCCGTCCAGACAGATTGACCTCGTTCCAATCGAGGTAGAGCGCTTCCGAGACGCGAGCGCCCGTGTAGAGCATCAGGATCACGATGGGCCGCAGATGGTCGCCGCACGCAGCGACCAGCCGCCCAGCCTCCGCTGGGGTCAGCCATCGCGTCTTGCCCCTTGGTTGGCGCGGGCGTTTGAGCTTCCTGGGGGCGCACATGTCGCGCGATGCGCCGTGCTGCAACACCGCTGAGATCGGGGTGTATATCTGGCGGGCAATCGTGCTGTTCCTCGCGCCCGGCATCAGGGCCTTGGCGCATGCGTCGGCGGCTGACTGGTCAACCCGGCCTAGCGGGGTTGTGCCAAAGTGCTTTAGGATCGGCGCGAGGAACCTAGCCTCGCCCCCGGCGGCTAGGTAGCTTGCTGCCGCGTGCGCGAACGTGGCAACAGCGGAACGACCGTGGATGGCTTCGTCGTAGAGTTCCGCTTCTCTCCGCGTCTTGAACTCTTGCGCGAGCCGCTTATCGCGAGTTCCAGTGCTTTCTTCAATGCGGCGGCCCCTGACAGTCCCTCGGACGTACCAAGGGCCATCTTCGTTTTTGCGGGCGCGGACGAGTTTGAGCGGCATCGCATGGCCTCGCGCATGGTGATGATGTCGGACGGGGTGAAGCGCCATTCACGGCCAATCTTGTAGCCGTGGTCCTGATTGGTCGAAAGCCATCCTTGCAGCCACCGCCTGGAGCATCGCAACTCGGCGGCGGCTTCGTCTAGCGTCATGACATCCACCACTGCGCGCGGCATGTCAGGATTCCTTCCGGGTCGCGAGCAAGGCTTCCAACTCTGCAATGCGAGCGCGGGCTTCCCAGAGCGCGGTGACGGTCAGTTCCATTGAGCGCGCGATGTGGTCGGGCTCGACATACTCATGCACCAGCGCCCGCACCGGGCCGCGCACGTCGCGAAGCTGCTCCGCGAAGCACTTCACATGCCGAGAGCAGCCGTCCGTGTTGTCCGGGAAGTGCTTGCGGTACAGCCGCCCCCACGACGGCGGTTTGCCATAGGCAGGGTCGCGCGGAATGCGTGTCGCGCCCATCTCAGGATTCCGAGCTAGGGGGAGGGGGGAGGAGAGGAGTCCAGAGCTTGACCTTGCGATTTCCACCGCGTGCGTCCTGATCAAGAATCCACTCGTCGTTCCACCAGCGCGCGGTTTCGTGGCGGCTCCATTCGCCGTCCTCCAGCCAGATCAGAACCTTCCGGCCATCCTTCGGCGCCGTGCTGATATCCCGCCACCCCGCCTCTGCCTTATCGAGGCGGGAGAGGATGGCGGCGACTGTCTGAGGGTCTAGGCGGGCGATGTGCCTTGCATCGGCCTCGCTGACGACGTTTTTGATCAGGAATGGGCCGACGCGCTGGTGCATAACCTTATTCGACAGATCTAAGTTAAAGCTGCTCCAGGGGCCACCCGTCACGCCCTCCAGCCCCGCCCTTATCTCGGCAAGCCGTTCGTCGCTGATAGGCTCAGTGGTCATGGAAGTCTCCTAACCGGCAGTTTCTTTGATAAGGGGGAAGACGCTCGACGCTGGGGCTCCGCTTTTCCAAACCCTCGTGACTTGATCTGTGACGGGGGGCGGATGCCTAGCTCCGCGCGCTTGTTCCGTTTGGCCTTCGCCGCGCTCGCGTGATCGGATGCGTCCTTGTCCCGTTTGCAGTCCCAATGGGCCGGGCCGAGATTGTCGTCGGTGTCGCTGCCTCCAAGCTCCAGAGCGCGGACATGCTCGGCAAACCAACGATCCTTTGTCCCGTCGATCTTCAAGCCGCAGTTGACGCAGACGCCGCCTGTGCGCTCCCAAGCTTTGAGGGCTCGCGTAGGCGTCATCCGCCCGCGCTTCGTCGTGCCAACGTCTTCGCAGACGAAGGGCATCAGGCGGCCCTCTGCCACTTTTCAAAGATGCTAGCGGCCTTTTCGATGAAGGTGCGCGCCTCGTCCTGCGTCATCCACCCGGCTGCGTACTGGTCGTCCGAGTATTTCTCGGAGAAGCACCACGATCCGCAGTCCCATTTCTCATATGGCGCGTCGTCCTTGGCGCCGATCTCAAGAGACCAATACATCCCGCGTGCGCGGAAATAGAACTGGCGTCCGTCGATGGTGCCCTCTGCCTGTACGGGGCAGTTGCCGCCGATCTGATCAATCTCAACGTTCATGCCGCCCTCCTCTCGCTATCATGGAAGACGACGCCATGGCGCGCGCCGAACTCCTCAATGATGGTCATCAGATCGCCCATCTCGGCTTTGCTCAGATCCGATGACGAACGCCCGATGTTGACGAAGCCGGTCCCGTCCAGATTGGGGACTGCGCGCACCTCGCGTTTCAGCGCGTCGAGGAACAGCAGCTTCCAGGCGTCAGGCTTCAACGGCATGCCGTGCCACGGGAGTTGCTGCGCGATGTCGGTCAGCATGGCCCACATGCGGTCGTTCTGAGGCAGGGAACGCTTGCTGGCCTTGAACTCGCACCGGGTGCCGTGCGGGGCCTTCATTACCCAGCCGGCAGCTTTGGTGCGCGCCTGAGCGCTGTCGAGGATGACAAGCGCCCGGCTCATTCCGCCGCCTCCAGAATGGACGAAGGCAGCGTCTGCGCGAATGCGTCACGCTCCTTAACAAGCAACAGGCTTTCGCTATCCGGCATCGAAGCGCCGATGTTGGACTTGTTCGTCTTCCACCACTCGGAAAGCTGCGCCTTCGACTGGCACATCTTCATGGCGCATAGAGCGATTTTGTAGGCTTCGGAAAGGGACGCGCCGCCGCCGTTCGATGTGCGGTCATTCGACGGCGGCGCGTTCCGGCCCGGCATGGGCGCGGATTCGTGGGCTCTGTCGTCCTGTTCTGGGTCGTCGCCCGTCTCAATCTGAAAGAGCTTAAACAGAAGATACTTGTTCGCGCCGGTCAGGGCCTTGTAGACGCCTTTATCGCCTACGCTGCCGTTCTTGGCGCGGTCATTGCCGCAACCGAACGCGACCAGCTTTTCAGGCCAGATGTCGCCGTCCTTGTGCGCTAAGGTGTATTCGATGGCGACGGTGACGTTGCCGTGTTCATCCGGTCCGGTGACGGACTTGCCAGACGGCAGCAACAGCAGGCCGTTTGCCACCATGGCCGGGCGCAGCTTGTCGAGCAAATCGGACTCGCCGGCATACTTGTAGCCGTGGAAAGCGTTCTTGCCCGTCTTCTGGACGTAACCGCAGGCTTCCATCACGGCGTGTAGGGCGGTTGCAATCTTAGCGGTCATCGGATGCCTCTTTCGGCTTGCGGAGCGGTTCAAAGAACCCGCACCAGCCATCGGGGTTGACGTGTCGGCACAGGTGCCAAGGCGGGCTTGGCCGCCAATCAGGGTCTTGAAAGCCGCCGAGCGGTTCCTCTGGCGCCTTCATGCAGCGCCAATGGTAGGGCGCGTCCTTGCGGGTTGCCGGGTGGACGTGATCGCAGTCGCGGCACAGAACGGGCGGGTCGTCGTTGAACCCGTCTGCCGGATCAAAGTCATCGTCCAGGATCGGGGATGACGCGGCCATGGCTTACTCTGCCGCCTGCATCAGAACGGGCTTTCCGAGTGCCGCAGCCTCACGCAACAGCCCCGCCGCCGCCTCAAGATTGCGGATGGCCCTGATCATGCTGTCGAGGTCTGCGGGGTGAAGCGGCTCGGCCATGTCGCGCCGTGCGGATGCGGCTCTGGCGCACAGGATTTCCAGATAAGCCGACTGCTGCGCGACCATGTTGACCAGCTCGAACAGCCGGCCATCGGCAAAGCGGTTTGCTGCGACGTGCCTCATGGGTATCTCCGATGCGAGTGATTGAATGATGGTGTTGTGGCGGCGCTGGAGCACCCGCGCCTGCGGTGTCTTGGCGCCGGAGCGCAATGGAATGGGGCGGGTCATTCCGTCACCGGGGGCTCAGGGAGCGGCATCCAGTAAAAGGAGCGCCACATCGTTCCATTCAGTCCGGCATCTTTGCGCCAAGTAGACGAGTCACAAATATTGCCGTCCGGGTCGATGTATGCCGGGAAAGTCTCAAGCCCCTTTTTGCCAAAAAACGTTGCGTTTTCTTTGGTGGGGCCAACAGCAACCAAAACGGTTGCATCTTTCGGCGCCGTTTCAATCGGCTGCCAAGCAGGCGCTGGAGTCTCGCGGATGCCACTCATAATTCATCCCTCCCCAGCATCGAAGCATCCCCATGGGGCTCCTCGTCTTCAACGATAGGAGCGGGGAACAGCACCAGAGCGCAGATCCAGAACAGCGCTCCGACAATCAGAACGGCGATCCCAATGTAGATGGCGAGGGACATCAGCGGCCCTCCGCTTTGGCGATGGCGGCGCGGGCGCGCGCAGCAATGTTTCGCAAAGCGCCCCGGTTAACCCGCGTAAAGACTTGCTTGTCGTCGGCTGCGCGAACTGCTGCCATTTCAGCAATCCATTCCAGAGCTTCAAGCATGTCGGGGCTGGCGGCAGTAAGCCGGGCGTTGGCCGCCCAGTTGTCGCCTTCGCACCGGGCAATCGTCTCGTAATCGCCGCAAATGTGCTTGGCGTCAGGATGACCGCGCGGGATAGTGCAGCGGATGACGCTCGAAAGGTTGTGGCCGTCCTGGTGCCACGGGCCGGCGCTATGCTTGCTCTCGCTCATTTCACTGCCCCTGCATGAAGTCGAAGAACACGAAGCCAATCGAGATCAGCCAAGCCACCCCAAGCAGGGCGCAGACCTGAAATGCGTTTGCTATGAGGGCGCGGAGGTCGGTGATCATGCCCGACCCCAGATCGAACGATGATCAGCCGGAGCGGTGTAGACGTAGCTCTGCCCGTCGTCGGGCTGGGCTTCGTCATAGGCTTTCCGAATGGCCGCCTTGCCAGCGTCCGTCAGAGCCCAATCAGCGACGTAATCGGAGATGACGACCGGCACCGGAACCGCGAAGCCGCGATCCATCCGATCAACGGCGGCAACCCTGAACTCGCCGTAGAGGTTGCACTCGATCTCGATCAAAAGCTCGTCGCACATCGCAAACAAGCCGTTGAGCGAGAAGTCGTCGTGGGTGAAGCTGAACTCGGTGACCGGCATGTCGTCCTCCGTTGTGTGAGGACAGTGTTAGCATCGCTAACAGAACGGCGCAACAGAAATGTTAGCGGCGCTATCACAAAAATTTAGGTTGCGCGGCAAAGCGGTTTGACCCCTGACTCGATCTGACAGGGGACGAGAACAAAATAGGAATATTGTCTAGGCGTGGGGGAGGGGAGCGGTGCTTAATCTAGAACAGCGGTTCGCCCGCGCGTTCATGCGGCTTACGGATGGTCAGAAGGCGGCTGTAATGGCAGACCTTCGGCGCGCGCTGCGTCTTCAATCGTCTCGATTATACGACGCTGCCGCGCCTCGCTCAGTTGAGAGAACAGCCCCAGCGCTTCCAACAGAAGACCCGCCCCGCCTGCCGTAGGGGCAGATGGCGCCTTTGCGTCTGATGGCGGCCCGGCGAGCAAATCGGCAGCCGAGCAGCCAAGTGCCGATGCCAGGTTTTCCAGGCGATCATGCGTGAGCCCGGTGATGCCGCGTTCTAGCTGAGAGATCAGCCCATGCGTGACGCCCGCGCGGTCGGCAAGCTCTTCCTGTGAGAACTTCCGATGCTTCCGCCAGTCGCGCAGATATTGCCGCTGGCCCTCTTTTGGCGCGGGTTTTGCCATGGCGGCACATTGCGCCGCTTCCGCTAAAGCGCCACACAGCGACGCTAACAAAAGGTGTTGCGGCTGCTTGTTAGTCATGCTAACAAATGGGGCATGAAGACAAAGCGCGATCCCTTCCGAGGCCGTCAGGTCAAAAAGCTTCAGCTAGCGCAGGAGCTTGGCATCACCCACGGCGCCATCAGCCAATGGTCACAGGTTCCGTCAGAGCGCGTTCTCGACGTTGAGCGCATCACCGGCATCTCTCGCCATGAGCTTCGCCCTGACGTGTTCGGCCCCGCGCAAAAAGGGGAGGCGGCATGACCATCACGACATGCACCTACCTGATCGAAGCCAAGAGCGGCGAGATCAAGATTGGCCGCTCCATCATGCCGCATGAGCGCGTCAAGGAGATCGCCATGCGGTCGCCTTGCGAGGTCAGGCTGATCGCCTTTTGGGGCTCGCGCTTTGACGAAGAGAACGACCTTCACCAGCGCTTCGCCAAGCATCGCGTCTACCGCGAGTGGTTCAGGCCAGAGGGCGATCTTGCCGACTTCGTGCAGCAGATGCGCGGTCATGGCGTCTCCGAGATTACCCCATGGGGCTCGTCGTACAGCGAGAACGCTGAAACTCGGAAGCTGATCCGAGCGCAGCGGCATAGCGCGTCGATGCGAGCCCGTTCCGCCAAGCAGGGAGAGGCCGCATGAGCGAGCTTCGCCAGATCATGGAACGCATCCTCGCGCTTCACGCTGAGGAAGACGAGATCAAGGCTGACCGCAAGTCGGTCTATGCCGAGGCTCAGGACGCCGGCTTCAACAAGTCGGCGCTCGGCCTCGCCATCCGCACCATTCGCGCACGGCAGAAGCAGGAAGGCCCCGCCGCTCTCGAAAAGCAGAGCGAGGCTGAACGCATGGTCGAGGAATACGACCGCCTCGCGCACGTACACGGCGTGTGCGCACGAGGGGAGGCCGCTTAAATGCGAAAGCCCCTCCGCGAAATCCGCATCTGCGGCGATACCGCCATCATCCCGCTGACGAAGGGATACGAGGCCATAATTGATGCCGCCGACGCGCCGCTTGTCGCTGGCCGCTTTTGGCTCGTCCGTGTTTCCGGTAAATCTGGGTACGCGCAAAGCGCCGATTACAGCACTGGGAAATGTAAGACGCTTTTGCTGCACCGCGTCCTGCTTGACGCGCCCGATGGGTTCCTTGTCGACCATATTGACGGCGATGGGCTGAACAATAGTCGTTCCAATCTGCGCCTCTGCAACCGGTCGCAGAACGCTCAGAACCGGGGTGCGCCATCGCATAGCTCTAGCGGCCTTAAGGGCGTCTGCTGGAATGCCAAAGACCAGCGTTGGCGCGCGCATATTCAGGTTAACCCGGCTCTCCGTCTTCATCTTGGGAGCTTCCTAAGCAAAGACGCGGCTGCTGCGGCCTATGCGGCAGCCGCGATCAAATATCATGGCGATTTCGCTAGGGCTCCGAGCCTCGTACGTGAGGAGGCCGCGTGATGCCCATCGCCGGCTACCTCCTCGCCGCTCTCCTCGCTCTATCCCTTTCCGTCTTCGCCAGCTTCGCGCAGGTGATGCCGTGAGCCCCACCACGCTCGGTAATCCTCCCCTCGGCGAGCGCAACCTTGCGGGGGGCGTCAATGCCCCCCGCCTTTTCATTCCCGCGTTCGACCGCAAGCTTTTCCAGAACTCGGTCGAACGCTTCTCCCAGGCTGATGAACGCCATCGGTTTCCCCTTTCGCGACCCCACAATCGCGAAAGGTCCAGCCGAGATGTCGGTCATCGAAACGCAGAGCTTGGCACGTTCAACCAAGCCATCCCCCAACAGTGAGGCCAGTGAAATGAGTATCGCACTGCAAGCCCGGTCCCATATCGGGGCCATCGTTCAATTCGTCGCTCCAAGTTTGCCCATGAAGTCGGCACTGCCGCGTGTTGCGGCCTATGTCGGCATCAATGCCCGCCGCGCCCGTGCGCTCTGGAACAAGGAGGCTCGCGCTGTGCTGGCCTCGGAAATCCATGCGCTTGAAGCCGCCCGCGCCCGCATCGCAGAGCGCATCATCACCAAAGAGATCAGCGACCATGCAAACACGCTCGAAGTTCATGCCTCCAGGCTGGCTCTCACGGACCCGGATTTTCATCGGACGGAGATTGCTCGCCTTCGCCGGCTGGCTCAGCGGGCGCGCGATTTCCTTGATTGCGGGGAGGCGTAAGCCATGACCATCGCAGTCATCGAATACACACCCGACACCGTTGACCAGATGCTTGCCGATGCGCGCGCTCGTCGCGCCCGGCTGTATCGCCCCGGTCCTGATCCGGTCCGCAAGGTCGTCCAGCCTGAGCCTGAGCCGGAGGTGATCAAGCGCGATTACGTCCGCGACTGGTTGCAGCTTGCCATCCCTGAATCGACTAAGCCGGCGGTTCATCGCCTGATCCTCCGCATGGTCGCGGATGCGTTCACCGTGACGTATCTGGAATTGATCGGGCAGGGCCGCACGGCAAAGGTCGTCCTGCCTCGCCAAGTGGCGTTCTACATCATGCGACACCACACAACGATGTCGTTCCCCATGATCGGGAACTTCGTCGGCGGGCGGGATCACACCACGGTCCTGCATGGCGTCTCCAAGATGGAAGCGCGTCTCCAGAGCGACCCGATGCTCCGTCAGGTCGTCAACACCATCGTCGCCCGCATCCAGCCCGAACCCCAAGCGGAGGTTGAGCCGTGACCAAAATCGTGGGGCGGTTCAACAACCGCTATGGCATGAAGCGCATCCCGTTTGCGCCCCATAGTCACAACTATGGGGGCGAGGCCGAAGCCAACACGTTACGCCGCGAGATGGAGGAGATCGAGCGCGATACCGAGCGCTACGTCGGACAGGCCCGCCAGATCATCGAGCGCGAGCGGGTTCGGGAGGGCGAGCGGTGAAGGTTTCCCTGCAAGCCCTCGGCCGCATGAAGACCGGCGCCATGAACAAGACGGAAGCCGCTTATGAGGGCTTCCTGCGGACGCTTGCGGCCTGCGGCGATGTCGTCTGGTGGAAGTTCGAGGGCGTGAAGCTGCGGCTTGCAGACAACACGTTCTATAGCCCCGACTTCCTCGTCATGCGCTCTAACGGCGCGCTCGAATGCCATGAAGTCAAAGGCTTCTGGACCGACGATGCGCGCGTGAAGATTAAGGTCGCAGCCGACATCTATCCCATGCAGTTCATCGCGGTCCAGGCCCTTCCCAAGGCCAAGGGCGGCGGTTGGAAAGTGGAGGCTTTCTGATGGCGCGCGTTGAGCATCTGTCGGACGACGTGGTAATGATGCTGGGCGATTGTCTAGACTTATTACCGGGTGTCCCCCGTCACGATGCGGTCGTGACAGATCCGCCGTATGGGATAGGTGAGAGCGCCGGCAAGGCAAAGACTCGGACGAGCAGTCTGGGGAGAAAAACCAAGAGCGCCCAGATCTATCGCAAAGACTACGGCGACGATGACTGGGACGCCAAGCCGATTGACGCGGCGCTGATGGATGCCGTCCGCGCTGCGGGCAAGTGGAACATCATTTTCGGCGGAAACTACTACGAATTGCCAGCAACGTCCTGCTGGCTCGTATGGGACAAGCTCAACGGCGACACGGACTTTGCGGATTGCGAGCTGGCTTGGACGAATATGCCCAAGGCTGTTCGGCGCATCAAATACCTTTGGAACGGATGCATGCGCGCTAATCGTGAGACGCGCGGCGACCACCCGACGCAAAAGCCTGTCGGCGTCATGTCATGGGCTCTGAAGCAGCTACCGGCTGATGCTCGGACGGTCATCGACCCATTTGCCGGGTCAGGCACAACGGGTGTCGCCTGTGTTCTGGCGGGCTTGTCGTTCACCGGCATTGAGCGCGAAGCCCGCTACTTCGACGCCGCCTGCCGTCGCATCTCCGACGAGCTACGCCGCCCCCGTCTCCAGCTTGAGCCCGTCGCCAAGCCTGTTCAGGAGGCATTGTCGCTATGAGCTGGCTCCGCTGGTGGGACGGCACGTGCTCCGATCCGAAATGGCGCGTCATCGCGGTTCGGTCTGGCCAGCCTGTCGGCAACATCGTTGCCATATGGGCATGGCTGCTTGAGCGCGCTCGGCAGGCAGACGGCAACCTTGGCGAGATCGACGCCGAAGAGATCGCCGTGACGTATGGCTATGAGCCGGAAGGCGTCGAAGCCGTTCTGCGGGCGTTTGCTGATAAGGGCCTGATCGAAGACGGCGGCATCCGCAACTGGAGGAAGCGCCAGCCCAAGCGCGAGGACGATAGCCGGGAGCGGGTCAAGGCTTGGCGCGAAAAGCAAGCTGGAAAACCCGTTACAGCAACGCAGGCAGAGCCGCGTAACGCATCTGTAACGCACGGTAACGCGCCAGAAGCAGAAGCAGAGACAGATATTCAGTTAGCTGACGCTAACTGCCCGGCAGAGCCGGCGCCGAAGCCTGCCATGTCTCCGAAGGATCAGCTTTGGACTGACGGCGTGGCAACGCTGGAGACGATGCACATCGCGGCCCCGAAGGCCCGCAGCATGATCGGCAAATGGCTGAAGGACACCGCCGGCGACGCTGGCCGGGTGCATTGGGCCATTGGCGAGGCCGCGATCCATGGCAGCGGCGACCCGATCCCCTACATCGCCCGCGTTCTCTCCGACCGACCGACCGGGCCTCCCCATCGCCAAGCCAATAACCGCCGCAGCCTAGCCGATGCACTGCACAGGATTATTCCCGATGAACAACCCGAACAGCCATCATTCCCACGCCTCGCCTTCGGCGGCTAAGGCCGCTCTGCTCGCCCTGTTCGAAGCCTTTCCGGCAGACCGTGGCGAGGGCTCGCTTGCGGTCGGAACCTATCTGATCGCCATCGAGGGCTATTCGCTGCGAGCCATTGAAGGCGCCGTAAAGCGCATCATTCGCGGCGAGGTGTCCGACATCGACCGCCGCTTTCTGCCCAGCCCTGCCCAGCTTGGCAACGTCTGCGCCTATCTTGAAAAGCTCTATGCCCCACCGGAGCCGGTCAAGGCCCTGCCGGCGCCTGGCGATGGCGAACGGACGCCGGAGGAGCAGGCCCGCATCGACGCCATAGTCGGCAAATGGCGCAAGGACAACGGGCGCCATCAGGTCGGTGGCGAGATCATCACTGACCGCGAAGCTGTGCCTGCCGCTCGTCTGGCCGCACTTGACGCCGCTGTGAAGCAGGCCGCCGCGAAGATGAAGGCTGAGAGCTATCGCCTATCCCCGGAGGCCCTTGCGACCTTCAACAAGTCTCATCTCGACACCGTAGCCGTAGACGATCCCGCCTCTCAGTTCGACCAGTGGGAAGGGAGGGCCGCCTAGTGAGTTCTGGCCGGAACCTCGCGGATGCCACCCAAAATCAAAACCCAAAGGATCAGACATGAGCAAGCAAGGCCGCAAGCGAAAGCCAAACGTCAAGCGCACGCCCTCCGGGGCCATCAGCAGAGCAGGACAGGACCCCCGCATGGTCGCACTCGCACAGCATCACCGCGCCGGCAAGCTCTCGGAATGGCGAGGCACCACTGTTGGCCGTCTCCTCGAAGACGACCGCACCCACACCACCGGCCTCAGTCGCGACGCCCTCCACAGGGCCGCTGTAAGGCTTTCCGAGATGCACGCAGCATGGCAGGCAGCCATCGCCTCACGCCGCCCCATGGCCGTCACAAGCGGCGGAACGGGCGCACCTGAGGACGAGGACCGCACCATCCGCGCCATCGAGGCATACACGAAGGTCAACACGGTACTGCAACAGGCAGGCCAGCCCATCCGGCAAGCCACTCTCGTCCTGTGCACCGAACACCATCCCGAGGACTGGCAACCGCCGTTCCATCTTGCCTATCAGGCGGTCGAAGGGCTCAAGCTCTTGGCCGAGCATTTCGGCTTGGAGGTGCTTGGGGAAGACCGCCGGGCCGCTTGACGCCAAGCCCCCGCCCGCGCATAATAGAGCATTCCGATTTGCGCCCGCAGGCTCGCCGCCTTGCGGGCGTTTTGCGTTCAGGCGTTTGAAAAACAATCAACGGAAATCAAAGATGGCCAAGGGCGGTTCAAGGCCCGGCGCAGGGCGTAAGCCTGGAGTGCGAAACAAGCGCACAGCGGCCAAGGTGGCAGAGGTCGAAGCGTCAGGGCTGACCCCGCTCGATTACATGCTGCAAATCCTTCGTGACGAGCTAGCCGACAAGGACGCTCGGATGGACGCGGCCAAGGCTGCGGCGCCTTACGTTCATGCGCGGCTGGCGGCTGTTGAGCATTCAACCGACCCCGAAAATCCCATGGGCGTCACCTTCACATGGCAGCAGCCCAGCGGATAGTCATACCGTATAGCCCGCGCCGGCAGTTCATGCCGCTGCACACGCGCACACAGCGCTGGGCTTGCGTGGTGGCACACCGAAGGGCAGGCAAGACCGTTGCGTGTGTCAACGAGCTCATCCGGGGTGCGCTGACCAGCACAAAGCAGGAGCCGCGCTTCGCATACGTCGCGCCATACTACGCGCAGGCCAAGGACGCGGCTTGGACGTACCTGAAGCGGTTCTGCTCGGTCATTCCAGGCGCGGAGCCGAACGAGAGCGAGCTTCGGGTCGATCTGCCCAACGGGGCGCGCATCAGGCTTTACGGCGCCGACAACTACGACCGCATGAGAGGCGGCTATCTCGACGGCGTGATTCTGGACGAATACGCCGACATGGACCCGAACGCCTGGTCCGAGGTCATCCGCCCGATGCTGGCGGATCGCATTGGCTGGGCCATCTTCATCGGCACGCCCAAGGGCAAGAACGCATTCTGGGAGTTGTGGGACAGGTCGAACACCTCGCCCGATTGGCTTCCGCTGATGCTGCGGGCCTCGGAGACGGGGCTGGTCGCCAAGGCCGAGCTTGACGATGCGCGGGCGATGATGACGCCCGAGCAGTACGAGCAGGAGTTCGAGTGCTCGTTCGATGCGGCGATTGTGGGCAGCTACTACGGCTCCGACATCGCCAAGATTGAGCGCGCAGGCCAGATCACCACGGTTGAGCATGACCCGCTGTTGCCGGTCTATACGACGTGGGACTTGGGTATCGGTGACAGCACGTCGATCTGGCTTTGGCAGGCCATCGGCAAGCAGATCAGGGTGATCGACCACATCGAGGACCACGGCAAGGGCCTGCCACATTACGTCGCTGAACTGAACGCCCGCAAGTTCGATTATGCCGAAGACTTCGTCCCGCATGACGCCCGCGCCCGTGAGCTAGGGACAGGCCGCACGCGGGTTGAAACGCTCATGGCGCTAGGCCGCAAGCCTCGCGTTGTCCCGATGCACACTGTGATGGACGGGATCAACGCCGCTCGCGTGCTGATGCCGAACGTCTGGTTCGACAAGGACAAGTGCGCGAAGGGCATCGAAGCGCTGCGCCAGTATCGCCGCGAGTACGACGACAAGACGCGGGCCTTCCGCGAGCGCCCGCTTCACGATTGGACATCGCACGCTGCCGACGCCTTTCGCTATCTGGCGATGGCTTATCGCGAACTGACGCCGCGCGCTCCCGACAAGCCCAAGCCCGTCGAATTGCAATACCACGTCAACGATGCAGGCCAGCTCACCTCGAATATGAGCGTTCGCGAGATCGTTGAAATGAAGATGAGACGGAAGGCGCGAGACTGATGATTTCACTGGGCATCGGTCTGGGCCTCACGCATGGGGGTGGTGGCGGCTACAATCCCGTCTCCGCGCTCGGCGCCGATCTGCTGGCCTATTGGGATGCCGACCGCACTGACCTGATGACGCGAGACGGGTCCAACCTGATTTCGTCCTGGCGTGATGTCGTGGCCGGCGCCGACCTGACGCAGCCGACAAGCACGCTTCAGCCGGCATGGTCCGCGAT